TTCCTAGACTTTTATAAAATTACCAATTTATTGAATATTTTATTATTATCTGCTTGTAAAATAATAAAATATTTAGTTTTATTCTGAAAAATACACAATTTGGTTGACGCTGTAAGGGTTAACATCTAATATATTTATTGATAGAAACTGGATTGAACTAACCATGGATACGCAATTGCACATTTATTTGATATATCGACTAATCCAGTTAGAATAACTAAACTACCAAGATATTGGTCATCACGTGTTTTTCCTTGAAAGACTAATTTTTCAAGCTCATCAATAATTTCAATTCGTAAATCATGAAATTTTAATCTTTTATAATATTCTGTTCCTTTACTGAATATTAATCCACTTTCTGTAATAGATAATTTATTATTTTCGGTTAATTCCATACGATATCCCCATAAATCTCTAAGCAGATAAATATATTTCAATAATTCATGATTTGTTAATTTTAAAAACCAATCAATATCCGTATAATTATTTAATTCATCCATCTTTTGAAAAACTTTTAATACTTTGCTTTTTATAATAAATTCTGGATTATTAGGTAATTCATTTTCTATATTTTTAAATCCACTTTGACCTTTACTGTATAAATATAATATTTTTATATGATTAATTATAGTATCTGATATGGGTTTATTATTATATGGATTATTGATTTCTTTTTTATTTGAATTCATATCTATATATTTATAAATAGTTTCTATATGAAATCCATAAATAAAGTTATCGTCATCTTTTAAACTGAAGAAATTCATAGGCGTAATTGTCTCAATGTTATCAGTGCTATACATATCTTCTCTATTATTACAAAGTTCTCTTTTCCATAATGCTGGTCCTCGTAATAAATTATATTTTTTATAAGCATGCAAACGCCAAGCTGTTTGTATAGTATTGATTTTGTCGATTGAACGGCAATAAATTTCGTCATTATACTTGACTTTAGTCTTAATAGGTTCTGTATTTGTTTCTTGATTAAGTTTCTTATTATATATTCTTTTAGGTTTAATTGTAATAGGCTTATCAATTCTAATGATATTTTGTTTTTCAGAATGCATTTTACAAAAATCTCCTATTTTTTTTTTATTAGTACATTGTTTATGGTCTGATTTTCTTGCCATACAATGTAAATGATTTATTTCGTCATTTATATTTTCATTATGGTCTATAATTATAACTGAATGGAATGTAGGTAATGTCATTTTATTTGTATATGGGTTGATATCTTATTTATATTTTATATTACTTTTTTAAAAAAATCAATTTTTTTAAAATAAGAATATATCTTTAAAATGGTAAATAAATTATTTCTATAACTATTATTAATTTCATATATGAAATGTATTATAATCAATACTTAAAATTCGGCATTATCTAAAATAAAAAATAACAAAAATGAAGCAGGACATATTATGGTGATATCTCAAATAAAAAAAATCTTTTACACTTAATCTTCACCTATTATAATAATTTATTATTTTTCATTTTTTTGCCGCACTAACAGGTTTCCTAATAACCTTTTTAGGACCAACCGCATCATTAGAAACACTGGGCTTAATGTCGATTGGTGCACTAACTTGATGTATTGGGGAGTTATCAAGTTCATCATCATCATTTTCGTCTTGAACGAGTTTACTATTAAAACTGACTTGACTTGATGATGGCTTATGAACAGGATTAGAAACAGGCTCATTCATTTCTACTTCATCATCGCTATCAGTAATAAGGCATACACCTTTAGGTATTCTATTTGAATTCTCTGATCTGATCGCACATTGATACAGAGACCAAGTCATACCGAACTTACCATTGCTAAAATACACTCCACCACATTCAAGGATACACGTCACTTGTGTTCCTCTACGCAATCTAGTTAAAACAGACATATCTGTAATCTGTTTGCCTTCCTTATCAAAGAACGCGCATCCCAGCTTATCATCCTTTGCATAGTAAGGAATTCTTACCTTAATTGAATCAGGATATTTTCCATCAGGTTCTTGGGATACACTGTCCTTACTCACCTTAATGGTAGAGTTAATAAGTGCTTCAACTACTGGCTTAGGAGCTGATTTCATCTTAAGCCAAGTTAAACTATTGAAACTTGCTGTTTCTACAAGCAAATTATCTAAATCGCAAATCATATCATGAAATGCTTTAAGACGCTTACCATTTGCGTCATTACTATCAATACCCCTAAATGATAGTTGCATACTATACTTTACTCCAGTTGATCCCACAACCTTAGAGTCTTTACTTGAACTTTCGGTTTTAAGTTCTTCCTTAGAAAGGTCCCAAGGAATATACATAGGTGGTGCTTGAATTAGAAATTTTCCTTCTTGCGAATATCCTATTCTTAGTGATTTTCCTCCATGTGAGTTTGACTGTGGTTCGCCAAAATTAACGAGTGATTTATCTAATGTGCTAGGCTTGACTATTGTCGCAGACATTTGGTTTGTTATGTAAGTAATACTTTAAGTATATTCTTTATATCATTTTATTGATTTCAAATTTTTTTTTTATTAAGAAATCAAAAAAATATTGATAATTTAGTTGTATTATAATATAGTTTATTAGTTTAAAGTAATATCTATTATTAAATATTTATAATATATTATTTAGAAAGAAACCTGTATAAAATTATTACATCATATGATATTTATAATAATTTATTATTGCGGAACCACCTGATTGTGAAACAGCGTCAGATGCTTTGGAAGCAGAATAGTCTATATAATAGTTTATTTCCTCTTGGTATAGGAAATATAAAATAAAAACTAATAAAAATGCTAATAAAACCAAATACATTTATTATATATCTAAATATAATATATTTTTCTGAAAGTTTAACTTATATTCAATTGATATAATTATTAATTTTATTAATAATAATTGTATTTTGATTTTTATATATATTGTTAGTTTATAGATATTAACCCTAAAAGTAATCGTTAAACTATAATATATAACATTCTATTTATAAATATATATAAAATCTATTAATATTTATTTTTTCTTTTATTTTTATACTTTTAATAAAAAAATGCTTTTTGCCTCTGTATTTTTAAAAAAATTTGAACAGTTAAAATGATATAAAGATAAGTCTATATTAGTAGTTATATAACATACAATGCCCGCTCGTGTTCAACCTAAGCCCGTTTCTAGTTCTGCTGCGTCCTCCGCCGCTCCTGTAGCTCCTGTAGCAACCACTGCCTCAGTTTCTGCCCCTAGTGTAAGTTCTGATACTAAGAAAGTTGTTCGAACTAAGAAGGAACCAGTTGTGGAAGTTACCTCAACTACTACTTCTACTGTAGTAGCCGACCAAACAGTTGTTGAAACAACTGAATCTGGTTCTACTCAAACTAGGGAAGACCGTTACAAATCTATGCTTGCCTCTATTGATGCTCAACTCGCCACTCTTAAGACCCTTCGAAGCCAAGTTGTTTTGAACTTTAAAGCTGATAGCCTCGATCTTAAAGTCGCACAAAAATCAGGCGGTCGTAGACGCCGTGCCCCCACTGTTGTTGATGAAAATGCCCCCAAAAAGGCACCTTCAGGCATAGTCAAGCCTACTAACATTTCTGATGAAATGTGTGCTTTTATGGGTAAACCTCCTGGCACCCAACTTGCCCGAACTGAAGTTACTAAATACATTACTGGATATATTAAACAACACAATCTTCAAGACTCGGTTAGCAAGCGTAACATCAACCCTGATGCTCAACTTAAATCTCTTCTTAATATCCCTGCTGGTGAAGTCCTTACCTACTTCAATCTTCAGAAGTATATGAAAGTTCACTTTCCTAAGCCCGCTGGTGTTTAAATAATAAAAATTAGTAATAATAGTAAAAAAATTTAGGTTATTTATTTTTTAATTGTTATATTTAAAAAATAAATAATTAGTAATGATATATGTCTAATAACGAAATTGATAGTTCATATACTCTAGATACTACATCAGAAATGTCTTTAGATAAGCATTTAACAAGTGAAGAGAAAACCCTGTTAAATAATTTAAATGAAACTTCTAATATTTTAAAAGATAAAAAGAACATTGATTTTTTTGATAAATCATTAAATAGTATGTTAAATGAATGGTCTAAAATAATGTCAGATATATTTTATGATTTTTCAACATTAATATATATTAATAAATACATCAAGGTATCTGATAATCTATATGAATTTAGCACACGTATAGGAAAAGATATTTGGTTTATTTTAACAAAAGAAAATAGATTAATTTATGTTGGAGTTACACTTATTTTTATATCATTTATATTATATTTTATTAATGTTAGTAGTTAAGAGCATTTTTAAAACCGTCATATTCTTTTTCCCATTTAGTATCTTTTTTAAATAAAATTGTGCTTGGTTTTAATGTTTCAACTTTTTCATTAAATTTCGTACAGTTTCCCCAAATTACCATGGGTTCATGAGTTCGCCTATATTCCCGTTTACATTGATTAAAATATTTATTCATACATGGTTGAATTGCTAACAAAATTGTTTTCCACCTTTTCATTATTTCTAAAAACATATCAGAACGACAGTCTAATGTAAAAGCTCTTATTTTATTCCAATAAATAACAGGAATACCTAAAAAATCACCTAATTTATTATCATATAACACAAAAGGAAAATCTTCACTATAATCATAATTTTGTAAATCTCCTTTTTGGTCATATATAAATAAAACACCTGTTAGTCCATGATTATCATCAGTATTATCACCAACTAAATATGTTTGATTATATATCTCAATAAGATTATATATAGCATTAATACCACCATATTCATAAATTACATGTAATTTTTTAAACATTGAATAAGTATTTTTAATAGGTAACCATTTATAGTTATATATCGACCTGTTATTATATTGAACATCATTATTAGATATAAATTTTAACATTCTATTCACTATAGTTCTTATATTAATAATAAAAATAGGTTCATCGCCAGTATTATCATTTACAATATCACTAAACCATAAATTGTATTTTTTAAGAATATTATTAAAAAATATACTTTCTATCTTTTTAAAATTACTAGGATACAAAAATCCTAAATTAGCACAATAATTTCGCACTGTTTCTTCTACCAATAATTTATAATCAAAATAATTTATAGAACCCATATATATTTACCACAGAAAATATTAACTATTTTGAATGTCTACCACAATATTCTGAATTTGGTTTTGATTTGTAATCACATTGTTTACCTTTTTGGGTCATTTGTTTGCATTTAATATTATTTAAATTACTATTATTTGTCTGAGTTAAATCAATATTAGGGATGTTATTTAATTCTATGGGATTACACACTTTTTCCATATTTTCATCATCGCTTATAATAGGTAATTCTATAACATTATTTTGATTAATTGTTTCTTGAACAATTATTTCATTACTGTATTTATTCAGTTCTTCACGATTAATATTAAAATCAATACTTATATTATCAAGCACTTTATTAATTTCATGATTAATAATAAAATAAATAGTTTTCGAAAATTCATCCATTATAATATCATAGTTATAATATTTTTAATGGTTTTATTTTTAAGTTAATTTAAATAACAATTTTTTTAAGTTAAGTTTGGTTTAAAGATTTAAAATATACCTATGAATATAGATATGAATGAGTTTAATATTGAAAAACCTCAATCAAAATTATTTGATATAGATAATTTAGATTTAAATAATAATCCAGATTTAAAAGTAAGTGTAAACAAAATGAACGTCAATAATTTAAGCAATAGTAATAAAATTAGTAGCCCTCCTAGATTATTTGAAATATCTAATATAGGCATAGACTTATTAGAAAATAAAAATAGGAAAAAAAGTCAATCTTTTAGTATGGAACAAGATCTTTCTAGTTTAGACCTATCTAAAGGTGATATTGATTTAAATCTAAATCAAGAATTAAACCTTTTTGACCAACTTCAAAAAAATGATAATTCTAAAGATAGATTTCTCAAACAAAAACAAGAAAAATCTCAAGATAATTTTTTTAAAGATATGGCGAACAAAATGAATGCTGATTTAGATAATACTAAATTTAATAATAATTTGCCTAATTTAGGTAAAGATACTATTCTTGATTTTAATATTGATTTATCAAATACACTAAATATGGATAACGCCAATAACGCACCTCTTAAAAATATAGATTTAAGTTTAGATGACCTTAATCAGCAATTTAATAACAATTTAGACCCATTTCAAAATATTTCTTTAGATTTTAGTCTAAACGACCCCAACAATCAAAACAATAATACGCAAAATAATAATACGCAAAATAATAATACGCAAAATAATAATAATGAACCAACATCACAACCACAACCTAAAAAGGTAGAAATAGAAAAGGACGATTTAGATGACTTAAATATTGATGAATTATTATCTGAATGTGATACACTAAAAAATAAACATAACATCCATGTTCCTTCGCATTTTAATCGCAATTCACCTTTAGAAGAAGTAAAATCCTTTATAAGAAGAGAAAGAAGAAAAAGAGAAAAAAATAATTCAGAAAAATTAGGTGCTAAAATTCTTATGACTACAATTACAGCATTAGAATTCCTAAATAATAAATTTGATCCATTTGAACTTAAATTAGATGGATGGAGTGAAAGTGTTCATGAAAATATCGATGATTACAATGATGTATTTGGGGAATTATACGAAAAATATAAAACTTCTACAAAAGTACCTCCTGAAATTAAATTAATGATGATGGTTGGAGGTAGTGCCGCAATGGTTCATCTTACAAATACAATGTTTAAAAGTAGTTTACCTGGTATGGAAGAAATGATGAAACAAAATCCTGATATGATGAAACAATTTGCCCAGGCAGCAATGAACCAAATGGGACAATCTGTTCCAGCTGGTATGTTTGGACAGAACCAAGGAAGTGCCGCATCTAAACCAGAACCTTCACAATCACAAAATAATAATCAATTTAATAAAATGCCTCAACCGCCATTAAATCAACATCAATTTAATAGACCACCTCCAGAATATCCATCCACAAATAAAATGAGAGGTCCTACACTAAATCCAGATTTAAATTTTATACAAAACAATAATCAAATGCCAAATCAAAATGTAGTCGGACCTAGACCACAATCAAGTAATCAAGTTAAAATAAATCAACCTCAAAGAAGGGAAATGACTGGACCTAGGGGTGTTGATGATATATTAAAAGAATTGGCTGGGTCTGTAAAACCACCAACTCCTAAATTAACATCACCTAATGGTTCTATGATTAGTAAAGGAACTAACAATAGAAGAACTATAAATTTAAATATTTAATTTTATAAACTAAATAATCCCTGTGTTTGAAGATGTTCTAATCCTTGAATAAAACAATCACATAAATCATCCTCTTTTTCAATATCATTAAGTTTTTGAATATTGATAAAATCTTCTAACTGCTTTAATACTTCTCTGGTATATATTTTAGACATTTTTTTTCTATCACTATATTCCGTTTTATCAAGGTTAGAAACATCTATTAACAATCCCTTTATTTCTAATTTTCTTTTTGCGGAATAGAATTTTAATACTCCTATACCCGTATTATCAACACATTTCTTATGTAAAAAATAGCTATACAATATCATCTGTATTGATTTCATCTTGGGATTTTTGAAAACGGGCTGATTTTCAAAAATAACTTGGTCAATGTTTGTCCATAGGTGATTATTCTTTTCTAAATATTCATACATGTTTTCACCCAAATAATCTAAATCCATTTTATCACTATCTTTTATACTTTTTATATCTTTTTTAATAAAGTGCTTTTCAGCATATGATTTAGTATGATTAGTACAATAATAATTAATACTATTAGCCTCTTTGTGCTTTTCCATATAAACAAACGATTTTGATGATTTATTACATAACGAACATTTAGGAATTTTACTTATATCCATAATATTCCATTCTAAAATATTTACACGCTTATTTATTGTGGTTTCTAATAGACAATATGCCATATTCTTTATTCCAATATCAAATGATAGTATTTTCATTATATATCTATATTCATTATATCATTAATTTTTTTAATATAGATATATTTAAAAAAAATTATTCAATTATATTATAAAAGATATGAGTGAATCGGTAAACTATAAAAATAATAAAATAGATGACGAAATGAACAATGAACCACAACAAAATCAAGATAAATCATCTAATTTTATTGAATTAGAAAAACAATTTAATGAGATAAAAGAATTTTTCGGAAATATAATACAAACAGGAAGCAAAAAAATTAAAGATAGTTTTGTTAATAGGAATAAAAAAAATATAACAATAGATGATTTAGACATAGGCAGTCATCCTGTTATAATTGAAAAATTTAATATTGTGGAGACAAATACAAATGAAATAAAAGACCGTTTATTCCATTTAGAAACACAGATTTCTCAATTGATAAAAAATAATACGGCAAATGAAGATTTATATCAAAGACGATATGAAAGTACAACTGAAATGATTTCAGATAACTATTATAATACAAATAAAAAGTTTGATTTAAATGCCACTACTATTGAAAACATGAAAACAAATATACACAAAATTAATAAAATATTAGAAATTATAAACACACAAAAAATAGACCCTCTCGAAACACGTGTTGATAATATTGAAACTTCAATTTATGAAATAAAAAATGGCGTAGATTATGTTATTGAAAATATAGACCCAAAACAAATACAACAAAATACTAATTCTATTAATAAATTACTGGAAAATCATAATAAAATAGCATTAGACATTGTATCTATAAAAGACGATAATAAAAGCTTAGATGAAAAAATAGAAGAACATAAATCTATTATACAATCCTCTATTATTATGGTGGAATGATAGAATTGAATTACACCAACCGAAAAGAAAAATAAGACAAAATAAATGGCTTTAAGAAAATAATATTATATATATTAGTTGAGAAGAACCTATATTTATTACTAAGCCTTTTCTAGCATTAGGGGTAATATTTTTAGTGGTTTAAAATTATAATATTCTATGATACTCCCTTATTATTTCATATTGTAAATGATTAACATTTCGCTTATATAAACGTATATTAGTAGGATTTAAATTCCAAGATTTCTAATATAGGGTGAAATAATATTGTATAATAAAAGTTTTCAACCGCTGTAAAAAACTGTCAAATGAAAACAAGCCCTGACAGAGGGTGCATTTACATCACTGGATAGAATAGTTTTACATTTTTCTGTCTCATTTTTCTTTTCGGTCGGTGTAATAACTTAAATATTATTATAGCATTTTTACTTTAAAAATGTTATTATATATTTAACATAGTAAAATATACACACCAAGTAATAAGACTTAATGATATAAATACGTTCTTAAATATGATTCTTCTATTATAGTAGTTATAAAATATTTTGGTATTAGTTTTGAATTATCTATTATATATTGACTAATTTCATTATTAACATCAAATTGATTATTTTTAATAAAATATAATGATTGTAAAACTACATTTAGGGATAACTTGTGCAAATTTGTTTCATCTAATTTACTAATATTAATAAACATTATAAAAAAAATAGATAAACATATGCTTTCTAATTTCTGCAATTGAGAACGATAATGTTCACTGTAAATTTGAATTATTTTGGTAATATAATAATAAATATAAAATGAGTATGGAATGAATTCTATAGTTTTATTCTGAAACATATTTAAAATTATCATTTCAATATCAACTATTTGATTAAATTCCATATTTTTTAATTTAATATTATACAAGTCATTTTCTAAAATTTTACATGAATAATTTAACACTATTTTTACAATATCAGATAATCTAAATTTATTAAAATCTATTTTATCTTCAATTAGATTAAATATATTATATGCTAATAAAAATGTATTAATATTTATGTATGTTGAAAAATAGTATTTTAAAAATTTATATAATGCCTTGTCATTAAAATTTGTGTTTTTATTATATTGTATATTTTTATTGAAAAAATATGTAAAAGTATCATCCAAATATTCTAATTCATAAATCTTATTATTAATTAAATCATCATATGTATATTTCTCTATTTTCACCCGATTTATACTACACTTATTTTGAAATACAGTATCTAATAAGTAGCATTGTGTTATTAACTCTGGTTTAATATCAATAAATTGTTCTGAAATCTTTTCAAAATTATGATTAATATAACACGGAATAAAATTATAATAGTTTAATAGAATTTTCTTAGCTGAAGGTCTATATACTTCAACCCTTATTAGTTCCTTTAATATATTGTATTCTGTTTTATTTAATCTTTTTTTAAGATGAAAGGCCTTTATTTCTATATCCATATTACATAGATTGTCCTTAAACCCATGAGATAAGCCTGTAAATAAATAGTATATTGATGCTCCTAAACTAAATAAATCTACATTTATAGACAACCTCCTATCTGGAGCTTTAAAATAACGTGTGCAATCATATTTTTTTATTTGTTTTGGATATCCATAATATTCACATAATCCCCAATCACATATACAAATCTCACCTTTTTTTTCAAGTATATTTTCTAATTTTAAATCACTATGAATAAAGCCCATTTTATGTACATCATATAATTGATTAATAAGTGATGGAATAATATTTGTAATTTGGGCGGCTGTTAAATGTCTAGCACTAAAATTATTGTTTTCGATAAAATCAGAAAGTGTATAATTATAATAATCTATTATAATTGAATTACTATCTATATCAATATTCCGCAAATACACATCACGCAACTTAAGCATAGTTATATCATTGCTTAAAAGCAATATTTCTCTAATAAAATCGTCAGTTAAGCCATATCTAAAATCACTATCAATATATACTTTCTTACAAAAATACATATCATCATATTCAACTTTAATAGTTTCACCATATGTTCCTTTCGATATTTTCTCTATAAATTTATATTTTTCATGCATTCATTTATATATTTATTAGATTCATTTTTGTATATTTCTATAAAAATAAATAGTTTGATGTATTTATTTATTTAAAATTATATTTGTCTTATATATATAGTTATATTATAAATGAGCACCTCTCCCAGTAAATCAACAAGAATAAATGGCAATTTAATAGTTGAAACATATGGTAATTCGTTATATCATTGTAATTATAAATCTAAAACAATACAATATCCAGATTTAAAGGTAAATGAAACGAAAACTCACACTATATATGAATCTCTTAATGATATTCAATATAACATATTAAAATACTGGTTTTATAACCATAATAATAACAAAAATCGATATAATATTGAATTGGCTATAGATTGTATAGAGTATCTTAAAAATCGTGATTTTTTTGATATGAACCATTTTGATAAGGTTTTGTTAATGATTATCTATAATGAACTCAAAAAAATAAATGTATAAAAATTAATATAAAGATAATATAAATAAAGATAACTATAGCATTTAAAATGGAAAATGATTTAGAAATTGATGATAAAATAGTACAAGATGGTAGTAATAACTCAAATATTACAAGATATACATCTTTTGATGATATGAATATTGATTTACAAATTTTAAGAGGAGTTTTCGCATATGGTTTCGAAAAACCAAGTGGAATTCAACAACTGGCAATTAAACCAATTATTGATGGACATGATGTAATCGCTCAAGCCCAGTCAGGAACAGGAAAAACCGCGGCATTTCTTATTTCGTCTTTAAGTAAAATTGATAAGAGATTATACGAGCCTCAAATTATTGTTATGGCTCCTACAAGAGAACTAGCATCTCAAATTTATGATAATGCTGTAGCATTTAATACATACACTAAATATAGTATTTCACTCTTAATTGGGGGAGTTGATAATCAAAATGATAATAAAATACCTTTTAAAGAAGATACACAAATTGTAATAGGAACACCTGGTAAAATATATTATATGTTATCAAAATATGTGTTAAAAAGTAATAATATCAAAATGATGGTATTAGACGAAGCAGATGAAATGTTGTCGATTGGATTTAAAGACCAAATTTATGATATATTTCAATTCATACCAAATACCACTCAAATTTGTATTTTTAGTGCTACTATGAATGCTGAAGCAATTGAAATGACTACTAAATTTATGAATAATCCATTGAAAATTTTGGTTAAAAACGAAGAGCTTACTCTAGATGGTATTGTCCAATATTATGTTAATTTAGATGATGAACAATATAAATTTGAAACATTGATTGACTTATATAAATATTTAAGTATTCATCAGACTATAATTTACGTTAACAGTAAGAAGAAAACACAGTATATTCATAGTCGTTTGACCGCAAATAATTTTACTGTAAGCAGTATCCATTCTGATATGACGCAAAATGAAAGAAATCAAACTATAAAGAAATTTAGACTTGGAGAAATTCGCATTTTACTTGCTACTGATATTATCGCAAGAGGATTAGATGTACAACAAGTTAGTATTGTTATTAATTATGATTTACCTGTTAAAAAAGAGGTTTACATTCACCGAATTGGAAGAAGTGGACGTTATGGGAGAAAAGGAATTGCTATTAATTTTGTAACAAAAAATGATTTTAGCTATTTAAAACAAATTCAATCATTTTATAATACAAATATTGACCCTCTACCTGAACCAGGTAGTTTAAATTTATAAATAACATTTACAAATTAAAATTATTTTATCTATATTAATATATAAATAAAATAAAATATAATGAGTGACTATTTAAAAGTGGCAGAATCAATACGACAAAACTTTGACAATATAGAAATGCATGCAGAAATATCTTTTGATAATTGGATGATACATCGACATTTAATTGGTAATCAAGGACTTGCACAATTACATAATGATCATGAATATTCAGATATGGGATATTTAGCAGACAATATTGATGAAATAAAAAGCAAGAATAACCCAATTTGGAATTTAGCTAATCCTCATAATAATGATACTGAAAGTGAAGCAACTAGCTATACAAGTGAATACTGTAATAATGTTATTCATATTTCGTCTCAACTGAAATATATTGATACACTTTGGCAATGCAGTGATAAGAGTAGTGTGTTATATCCATTACGAGAAACATTACGAAATTGGATAACAACTAGTAGTCAAATTCAACGCGCGGCATTTAACGAAAAAAGACATCCTAGTAATCAAGATGTGTTAAATATGGAAAGAATATTTCGTGATATCCCTCCAACAACGCATGCTTTTGTTGTCTATAGAATATTTACAACAGACCCAGGTGAGGACTGGGTTCCAGAAGATAGTTTTCGATGGAATGAAAATCATAGATTTATGTCAACTTCTTTATCCAAAACAATGACATCTGGATATGCTGGAAATTTTATTGAACCCATTACGGAAGAGTCCCATCACATTAAAATTGTTATACCACCTGGTAACAAAATTATACCTGTATTACATTATTTAAAATGGTCTCGAGATCCAACATTAATACCGCATCAAAAAACATCAAGTGAATTTGAAATAATATTACCTAGATACCAAAGGTTATATAATTTACCTGATTATGTTAGAACTTGTCCAAATGGTAAAGAATGCAAATTTAAAAATAGATGTCGTCACCCACATTTTATTAGAAGATATAGAATTGCTGATTCTGATAATTCTGATGATTCTGATGATTCTGATAATTCTGATGATTCTGATGATTCTGATAATTCTGATGATTCTGATGATTCTGATGATTCTGATGATTCTGATGATTCTGATGATTCTGATGATTCTGATGATTCTGATGATTCTGATGATTCTGATGATTCTGATGATCCATACGCATCAAAACGAATAAGTGGTACATTAGCAAGTGTTATCGAACGAGCTAGAATAGAAGGTATCGATAAATTTATTGGAGCACAAGTTTCTAATTATAGAAGAATTAATATTGGTAATATTAGTGATAGCCCTCCCTCAGCTCAACTATCGAAAGATGACGACAAATTTGATTTAATTGCTACAGACGACCCTATTACAACTAAACTTGAAATAGTGCCATTTGAACATCGTGTCGTTAAACCTAGAATTATACCATTACATAATCAGATAGACGAAAGAAATTGGTATTCTATAATACCTGAATATAATTACAATGAAGATATTACCCCCCCAGATGTAAGTGATTTACATGTTCTTTTACCAAGCCGTTGCTCCGACCAATTTCAATTACTTGCTCTTCAAAATGGATGGTATTTAATATATAAATGGAATAGACAGGAGGATACTTACCGTGTTTCACTATATCATCCAAGATTTTTAAAATATAATCATAAGGCATTTGATGGTTCGCATCATTATCCAATTGGGGGAGGGAATAATGCATCTACTCATAAAGAAAAAGAAAATCCACATAAACTAATAAATGAAATTGGGCTGGATGAAAAAATTCCACTATATGATAAATTACACATAATTTATAAAATGAAACAACAATTAAAAAAAGAAGGAAAAAAAATAGTAGCGACATTATAAATGATTTTATCAAGATAAATAGTTTAATTTTAATTATTTAATAATTATATAGAAACAATTTTTTTTAAATTTATCTATTTTTATATTTTATGAGATAAAAAAATAGATAAAGCGTTTATATTATTTATTCTAATTTAAGTATATGTTTATTATAAAATTCTATTGCCACCTCTTCACCTAATTTAAAGCCGTTATCTATGTTTTCTCTACTAAAATCAATCAAATTGTAAAAACAGGGATTATTTATAGTTATAATATCATTATTATCAATTAGTTTTTTAATGTCTGTATTGTTATTATATATATTTTTTTTAAATGTTTTATAAATATTAAATAAATAGTAATCATTACTATCATAATATCCAACTACAATATTAATTTTATTTGGCGAATTACTTACATCTGTATTATATTCTTCATTCGCGGTTCTAACATCATTTTTCGTCACATAATCAATTGGATAAATTTGGTCTATACATCCATCAGCATAAAAAATATCATCTATTTTTAAATATGGAGATATTAAAGGCGGACTAGCACTAGCTATTATAAATTCTAATAAATTTGTTCTTGTTCCATTAATATATTCATAAGATTGTGTATTACAATTATGAACAACACAATTGTATTTTTCTATTTCCTCATTTTTTATAAAATCTTTATGAAGATAAATTAGATTACGCAATCCAAGACTATCATATATACTTCCCTTATACCATATTTCACTATTCGTGTTATGTGAATTAAAAATAGTATCTCTATCCTCAATATAATACCATATACTTTTTATAAATTCAATATCTTCTAATATAATTGCTAATCCATTTAATGCTCCTACACTAATTCCATCAATACGGTCTATAATTATTTTATCATAACAGTCTTTAAATAATCTATATAAAAACCCTGCTTGAAATGCTCCATTAACACCGCCACCTGGAAGTATAAAATGTATACGCTTTTTAGTTATATCCATTGTATATATTCTATAAATAAATGATTTTAAATTATTTAGCTTACATAAATGGCTAAAAAAAATTGATAGGTATTTTTTTATATACACCAAGATAAGTAGGATATCAAATTAGAGTATTAAAGAATGGACGGAACTATGCAAACTACTACCCAGGAAACTAGAGGAAACCGTAGTGAAAGAGACAACTCAGTTGAGCCCAGGATGAACGAAGACGACAGGCGCGTTGATGTCGATGAAGAGGCACTTTGTGCTGCTGACGCATTCTACAATATGTTCAAGTCGGCTTGCCACGGCATTACTCGCCGTCAAGAACTTGACCAACTTTACACCGCAACTTATTCGAGCTTTGGATCAAAGCCTGAAACGCGTCCCGAATTCAGCAAGGTGTTGTTTGCGATGGCTCGCAACATGAAGGTTCTAAAGGTTATTCGAGGTGGAACCATTTCATGGAACGCATTCAATCGACAAGACGACCGCCACGAACAACGAGTGCCCAGAGATGACCGCCGTCCTCACTATGGAGACCGCCGTGAAGAACGAGAGCCCAGAGATGACCGCCGTCCTCACTATGGAGACCGCCACGAACAACGAGAGCCCAGAGATGACCGCCGTCCTCACTATGGAGACCGCCACGAACAACGAGAGCCCAGAGATGACCGCCGTCCTCACTATGGAGACCGTCGTGAACAACGAGAGCCCAGAGATGACCGCCGTCCTCACTATGGAGACCGTCGTGAACAACGAGAGCCCAGAGTCCGCGCTCATTCTGTTGAGCGAGACTAAGTAGAACTATCTATCAGTAACACAATACAACGCAATAGTTTAAAAAAAGGCAAAAAAAAACAGGCCGAAAGGCTATTTTTTTATAACCTACTTTATATAAATAGTTCTATTGATTTAAATAGCAACTTTTTTGATAATGGGCTAAAAAAAATTGATAGTTAAACTTTATTAGACACCATGATAAGCAGTGATAAGCAAGAGAGAAACAAGAAGAATGACTACTACCAAGGAATGGTCTGACGATATCCCTACATCCTCCGACATCAATTTCACATCCCAAATCAAAATTCCACCCCCCCCACCAAGACCCAGTCTAACTTTACGGTTTCAAGACCAGTTTGACCAGCATTTTACGATGAGCCGCAAAGATTGTGAAGAAGAAGCAGATAAGTTCCTCAAAAACTGCGCTAATCCGTTTGAAGAACATGCGCAAGAAGCAGCCTTCGCTTTCTACAAGAATTTCAAATCAGCATGCCATGGAATCTCAAGAAGGGATGAACTTGACCGTCTCTACAATGCTACTTACGAGAGTTTTGGCGGAGATGTTGTCACAAGACCACCTTTCAACAGGGTTCTTTTTGCGATGGCCCGCAACATGCATGTTGTGAAAGTCATCGGGGGCGGCACTTTAGAATGGACTGTTTTTGACCGCAGACCTCGCTGCGACGACCGCCTCAGATTTGACCGACATGACGACCGCAGACCTCAATTCGATGGTCGCAGAGACCACAGAGACGACCGCAGACCTCGTTACGATGACCGCCGCCAAGATGACCGACATGACGACCGCAGACCTCAATTCGATGGTCGCAGAGACCACAGAGACGACGGCAGACCTCGTTTTGATGGCCGCCGCCAAGATGACCGCCATGACGACCGCAGACCTCGTTTTGATGAACAACGTCATCACTACCATGAACGATTCTAAAAGCATACTCATAAATCATGTGTCCATTTAATTCATTGTAACATTTATTAGGTACATCTTGGAAAGTGAGGTAAGTTTTTTATTTTACACTTCTAATAAGAAACATTTTATACAAAATCATTTTTATAATTAATAATTAAAAAAATCATTTTTTTAAAATTTACACAGGAGTGTGTGTAGGAACACCCGCAGCACTATTCCAGACACTATTTGCTAAGGCCCCATTTGCATAAACTAAAACACCCGTATCTGTATTTATAACTAATTTATATTGGTGCTTAAATGAAGTATTAATAGGACTAGTTATACTATTTAAATCTGCGTTAGTAGAGGTTTCTAGTAAAATTTTATTTGATGTTACATTCTCATTAAGTATTTTGGCTGAAGTGACGGCATTAGCTGCTATTTTGTCCGTTCCAACTGAATTGTTAAATAATTTTGCTTGTGTAATTGCACCATCATTAATATCACCAGAACTAATTAGACTTGAAGTAATATCACCAGAAATACTTGAATGTAAAATACCAGTTCCTTTTCCTAAATTAGTATTTTGCATCACAGCCAAATTCCCATTAAAAGTTACATTTGATACTACAGTTTGAGGAGTAGTAGTTGTTTTACTTAAACTATCAACACTACCACTACTTATATTAACACTCATAGCAGTTATATTAGCCGCAATTTCACGGAGTGTATCTAAATTAGGTGGTGCATTTTCTACGACATCATTTAAACTAATATTGTTTAAATAGACTCTCCCTGTAATTTGGGTATCCAATCTACTTGAAATCCTAACATAGTCTCCCTTAATATTTTCAATTGAATAACTCATTTGTTGTTGTTTATATGATGATTATATATAAAAAAAATATAACTAGTATTTAATATGAATTGTTTATAAGTAAAAAACGATCAATTACATGGCTAAAAAAAATTGATAGTGTAAACTAAAAATAGCGTAAAATTAATATTATTTTTAGGCATTTGAATGATAAATACAGAAGAAGCACTCACCAAAATTAAAAATGCACTTGCTTTAGTTAATATAGAATTATTTTCATATCAAGAAGAGGGCATACGATGGATGCTTTCTCATGAACTGTGTTGCAATAATAGTTTGGAACCTGTTGGTCTATTAGGCGATGACCCAGGTCTTGGAAAAACAATACAAACAATTAGTTTAATTATAGGAAATCCAGTTGGAAAAACATTGATTGTTGTCCCTATTTCAATTATTGAACAATGGAAACAAGCTATAGAAAAAATAGTTCCAAATGCTAAAATACATATACACCATGGTAAAACCATGTTTAAGACAAATAAAGAGATTAAACAAAATCAATGTGAAATAGTTATAACAGGATACCATCAAATTTACAATGTATATAATAAGAAATTCTTTCCAACTGTTTTACATAACTATGTTTGGGGCAGAATTATTCTCGATGAATGTCACATTATACGCAATGCTAATACAAAAGCCTATTTGGGTGCCATTTCTTTAAATTCGCGTTGTCGGTGGGGTTTATCTGGAACTCCACTTCAAAATAGGATAGATGACTTAAAATCAATATTTAGTTTTTTACATTTCTCAAAGGGTGAAATATTAGACCAATTTGAATACCTGCGAAGAACCTATATTTTAAGGAGAAATCGCACAATAGTCGCTGATAAATTTAAAAATCTCAGTGTAAATATTGTAAATATTCCATTCGACAACGAGGAAGAAAGACAATTTTATAAAGATGTTCGACAAGAAATTCGTAGTGAATATTTGCGAATTATACATGAAGATGGGAAAACCAAAATGATGGAACTTTTTGAGCTTTTGCTTCGTTTAAGACAAGCAACTATTCACCCAAACATAGTTATTAATGGATTAGCAAAAAAATATAATATAGAAAAACCTAAATTATGGTCTATAGCATCAACAAAAGAGACCAAATTAATTGAATTATTCAGTCTACATGCTGAGACAGACAAAACAATTATTATTAGTCATTATCAGCAAGAGATGGATATAATCCAGAATTCATTGTCTAAAGCTTTCCCTAACTTAAAAATAGCAAAATTCAATGGTTCAATGAATTTGTCGGCAAGAGACACCTGTGTAAAGAAATGTATGGATGGTAATGTAGATGTATTGATTATGCAAATTCTTTGTGGAGGAGTTGGTCTTAATTTACAAATATTTAATAAGGTTTACACACTAACTCCAGATTGGAACCCTGCTAATGAAATTCAAGCAATGGCCCGATGCCATCGTATTGGTCAGGCACGCAATGTAGAGGTTTTTAAAATTATTATAGATGAAGACGACATTATGACCATTGACCAATTATTATTGAATGTTCAATCAAAAAAAAGAGGACTAATGGCTGAATATTTGTGTGACCCAACTCTTGAATTTAGTGAAACATTCAAGTATTCTGCTAATTCTTCAAAAATGGGATTAACGTATCAAGATTTTAAAACATTACTTAAATAACAAATATGTAATAAAATAGTTTTCAAATATTGATAAAAATTATTTTATTGCTTTACACTTTCAATAAGACCAACAGCTTCAATTTCAGTATCATACAATTCAAATTTAGTGCCTACAATATTAATTATTACTGTGCTATCTTTATTTATTTTTGAAAATATAGCAGGATTATTATGATACTGCTTAGGAAGAACTATTGATAATGGACCTATTTTAACTAATGCTCCCATTTTATTAATATCTAAAATTTTCCCTTCTAATTTAGTGCCTTCCATCGGGTTACATACTTTGGCGCTATAACAAATATCATAACATATTCGCCCATTAAAATGAATTGAGTCTACCTGCCCTAATGACCGTTTAATAATTTCAATAGTATTACCATCAACAAAACCTTCTTTAATACATTTATCTCCAACATTACTTTTCATCTTATTCATAATAATTTGTTCAATATTTTTAGTTACTTCTTTAGGTAGCAAATATAATTTATGATATAAAATATTTTTAACATATGTATTATTCATTATAACGGAATATATTATATATAGTGATTACTTTTAAATTAGTTTCAATTTTTATTTTATATAATTAAAAATAATTATTTAAATCATAATGTATATAACTTATATATGATTACTTAAAAATAAGATAATATTTATATTCATAATAAGAATAAATGAATATAGTAAATCAAAAAAAAAAAGTATATTGTTGTAATTGTGGTAAATTAGGTCATATTCTAAAAACATGCTTAGAACCTATAATAAGTCTAGGAATAATTTTATGTAGTAGAGATAGTCAGAATAAGTTAAGATTTCTAATGATACGACGAAAATTTAGTTTAGGCTTTATGGATTTCGTAATGGGTAAATATAGTATACATAATATTGAATACATAAAAAGAATATTTAATGAAATGACTATTCATGAGAAAATTAGAATATTAAATGATGATTTTGACACATTATGGTTTTCTATTGATTATAATTCTTTTGATTTTGATAAAATTTTAGATGATGATCTGCGTAAAAAAGTTATTCACGAATATAATGTAGCTAAGAGAAAATTCAATCTATTTCGACATGGTTTTATTAATAAATATAATATTTATACAAATCTATCTCATGTAATATATACTAGTAAATATAATTGGATAGAACCAGAATGGGAATTTCCAAAAGGAAAACGCAAAATGAATGAGAGTAATCTTGATGCTGCTCTTAGAGAATTTCATGAAGAAACAAATTTTCCATTAGAAGACCTGGACATAATAATTCGTGAAATTCCATTTAGTGAAAAATATTATGGTTCTAATATGAAAAAATACAAACATATATACTATATTGCTAAAACGGATAAAATGATTGATTATAAAAATAGTAATTATACATCAAATCAAATAATAGAAATTTCAAATATTGATTGGCTCACATATGATGACGTTATGCGAGCTATTCGTCCATATCAAATTGAAAAAAAAATCATCCTTCACAATGTCAACACTTTTCTAAATTCAAATTCCATAATTTAATATTAAAGATAATTTTTTAATATTAAAATATAAGCGATGGATAATAAAAAATATCTTAATTTAGATGCGGATAATAGCATTTCAAAAAAAAACACAATATATTACAATAATTTAAATAATGATAAAAATGATGATGATGATGATGAAACTACACAAAATATACCTCCTAGTATATTAGAAGATCAATTTTTAAAGTTTCAAAAAAGAAATCATTATATTAAAAACACCTTAATATTGATGGATTCACAAAATAGAGATATAACTGATAGACATATTAGTGAATATATTAATTATGAAAAAATAGCAATTCTATTTAGTTATAAAGAATCTGGGAAATTTTTTTTTACGATTTATAACGACAATTTGAGGAATGAAGATATTATTATATTTGAATCTTTTAGTTTTAATAAAGGTTCACCAACAATTAACGGTATAAATGTTAATACTATACAATATGATAATATTCAAAACGGTCCAATGTATACAATAAGAAGTTATACAAATACAGAAATATTAAATATTTTAGATTGGAATACACTTTTTCCTGTAGTAAAAGAAATATTTTCTTCAGAAGCACAATTTAAAAGTTCAAAAGATATTTTATTTCATAGTGTTTCATATGGTTCACAAAATGTAAAAACAGATGATTTTATATTAATTAGTTCAAAAGATAATACTAAAAATGTTATTACTATAAAAAAAATAAAAAGTGTTATTAAAGGATATGAAACATCTTCACATTATAAAATACCATTATCAAAAAAATTATTTAATATATATAAAATAAAATTAACAGACATCAACTTTCCAAAAGCAATTTTTAATATAAATAATACTATATTTAATACTGGTAAATTTAAATATGGTGTAAACGCATATTTTAAAGTAGCATTAAAATCTAATAATTTTTATGTTAGTTCTATTGACTATGTTAGTGCAAATATCGATTATAATTATTTTAATAAAAAAGCAATATATGATAAAGTAGGTGCCTTCTATGATGATTATACATCTAATAATTATACACAATATTGGGGCACATCAATAATGACGGTTATGGATAATTTAATTAATAATTGTTATAACGATTATACCCTTTCATTGTTAATTAAAAAATATGGATTTCAAACTGCATATTATTTTTTGTTTAAATATGTGCAATATAATAATATATTATATACCCAGCCTAATAAATATTATGTTATAACTTTAGATTTTTTTAATGATACATCTGATAAATTAATATTAAACCATAATGTTTTAAATAACAAAATGCCACTTTTATATTACAATAATGAAATAATTTATGTTAATAACGACACGTATAAAACTGGGATATATAATATAAATTTTAACGATTTAAACTATTTGTCTAATTATTTGAAAAACGCAAAGCCCTCTGATACACTACCATTATTATTATTTAATCTTACTCCTAATCCAATTGTCGGATATATTTCAAACATAGTTCAAAATATTCCAACAGGATTTACTTTTAAATATAACATTTCAATATCTCCATTGGTTCAAAATTTCAATACGAATGATTTAATAAACTCAAACGTATACACTTTATCTATACACGGTAATAAAATTTATAATAATGTTGTTAAATATATTAGTTATGATGTGAGTAATAATTTTTACAATTATTCTATTGAGTTTCCATATGAATATGAATTAGGATCTTGGATATTAGGAAATACTCTATATATAGACACATCTGATTCACCAATTTGTACAATTGAGAAAATTTCTTTATATTTATTAATAGATACTACAGAAGCTGTCAATACCGATTATAATAATGAACAAATCCTAACAATTGTATATTCTAATGAATTTATACATTTTACAATTGAAAATTTATATTATGAAAAAACTTTATTTTATGACGAATATTTAAAATATATATTTGTAGTTAAAGTTGTTATAGACAAAAATAATAATCCGGACTATACTACTAATAGCTTATTTAGTATATCACTCAATGATCTTGCTAATAATTTACGACATGAATTTATTTTAAATGAAATGAATATTGTTGTAGGAAAATTTTATGACTTTTGTTATAATCCTATTACATATGAAATTATTTTTGAAAAATCAAATGATTTTGATAATATGAGTTATTTACAAAAAGACAATATTATATTTAAAATTATTTATGAAGAAAATCCCGTAAATGAAGAAGAAAACTTTGATAATCAAAAACAAAATTATACATATTCCGCTTTAACTAAATCCGTTGATAAAACAAGCAAACATAATTTAGAGACATATAACACTTACCCAATTTACGACTATATGTTACCTAATGGTTTATATAATGAAAGTGAATTATCACAAACAATTGAAAATCAGTTAAATACTACAAAATTAAAAATATATGACCATGTTAAAAAAGATTTTGTATTAGCAGATTATAATAAAACCTCTCTAAACCTTACTGAATTTTCACAACCTGTTTTTAAAAACGTGTATAATCCATCAACTCGCGAATTTTCAATATCGGCATATAAACAAAATAATAGAACAAAATATAACGCTTTTTATAATAGAATAAATCCCTATTTATTTATTGTAGCTAATAATTCAATAATACAAAATAATGAAAGAATATATTTTAATGTTGGCGAAGTATTCGATACTAAGTTATCTGACTTTCCTAAATATTTCAATAAAGAAATTACTACAAGGATTCTTCCAACATATACTTACGCATTACGGCTTATAAGTCCCATTTCAGATAATTTTTTAAATAATGATACTACAAAAGAAAAAATATATGAGACACTTGATAATTTACTTGAACAAATTAAGATAAATCCTTTCGACTTAAAAACTTCTTTTCCAAATTTAAATACAAATTTAAAAAATATTGGAATAGCACTAATTAATAAATACAATAATGGTAATATACTACAATCTGATGGAACAGTTATAGAAAAAAAAGGAGTATCTTGTTTATTGAATAAGTATGAATTATGTTTATGTATAACAAATATTCACTTTAATATGGAGTCATATAAATTTGGGCGAGTATGTAAAATATATGATAAAACATCAAATAACCAAGGTAATTTTAATGTTAGTTTTCAAATGTCTGGTGATACATCACAATCATTTCCATTTTATATAGGAGATATAATATATAGTTTAGAAAGTAAACAATTTTATTGTATTGTGCCGAATGAATGGGGAATGTATATGGATATTCCTCAAATCGCAGAATTACATAATAGTCTTCCAACAAATGATATTATACGTGCTGGTTATATTAATTATTTAAGTTTACTTTACTCATATACTTCAAGATTAGATCTATTTCAAATGATTAATGAATTTAATTTACATAAATACAACCAATTTAGTAAATATACTGTAGGAGACCCTTGGAGATTATGGTTTATACAAGAAGAATTTAACGGAAACCACGGTTTTGAAATTTATTTTGAATATAATTCAGATATTAAGTTTAATCATAATCAACTAGCATTAACATTTCTACATAGTCAAGATTTTTATATGTTTTTTGAAAAAGATAAATCACCTGTGGATATTATGGGTATTGATATTACTAAGACTTTTAATGTAGAAAAATTTCAGAATACAGACCGCACTGTACCTTTTTATCACACGTTGTCTAATTTAACTAATGTTAATATTAAAAATATAACTGATCTTTATTTAACATATGGTTCTGATAGTAAATTAAATAATAAAATTTATTTAAAATTAGATAATGTTACAGGATTTAATAAAGGGGATACTGTCTATTTAAATAATATGATAACAGAACCTTTATTTGAACGAAATGTATTTAATATACGAAAAACTGTAAATCATTCTATGAATAAATTTATAAATTTTGAAATGTATTTAAATATACTAATTTATCGTTTAGCATTTATTTCGTTAGGTGTGCCTTTACCTAATGCCGCAAATGATTTTACTATTCTAAATACTGATGAATATATCAAAAAAGATATGTCGGCTGTAGACTATGTAGCAAATGAAATTAATACGTTAACTGGTTTAACAAATACAAGTTATTATAATTTTATAAAAATAAATTATGTTGATAATTTAAATAATTTAGCGAATGATGATGGAACACTTAAAAATAATGCGAACATTACATCAAGCGAATTAGTTTCAACAGTCAAAATAATAAGAGATAAATTATTATACGACAAAATTCTACCATGGTTTTCAAATCCTGAAAACCTATTACATTTTACCAAGGGTTCACAATCAGAATATTTTAATTTATTAAGTAAATATATATATTTTCAGAAAAATATACAGCGTTTAGAGCTTACTGTTAATGAGGATGACCTTTTTATTTTTGTAAAAGATTTAGAAATTTATGATGAACAAAATTTAAAAATAGGTGTTATATTAGATACCTCGCTTTATGACGCGTATACACCTGAAAAAGGTTTAATTTACCATATATATATATCGCTAGATGATAACTATAATAATGATATATTCACAGAAAGTAATGTCTTATTTAAAGATATAAATAACCCAGATGATGTATTAGAAGAGTTTAATATATATAGTGAATACTATGATAGTGTAAATCTAAAAAGACACTACAATTCAATGAAGGTAAAACCTATGATTATTGATAGCTCAAACGAATGGATATATTTATATGATACCTACTTGCGCTTCAAAGTAATTATAACCGCAAATCCAAACGATAATTTAAATAATAATACACTTGATTTCAATATTCCAAGTAGTATTACATCAAATTATAATAATCTCTTTAATTTAGAGAATAAAGAAATAGATATCTTTAAAAATGGATATTACGTGTATATAGGTCCAAATGAAAATTTTGAAGATGCTACATTATTTAATGATACTTATCTTACTTTATTATCAATGCTTGATAATAAAAATATATTGGATATATGTAAACACTTAGAGATTTTACCTAATTTAAATACAATACAAACTTTAAATTCTGAAATTAATAAACCAGGAATAGATACATCAACTGATGAATATAAATTGAAATTAAGTGAATTAACATCATTAATGAAAACGTATGTTGATATTATACAAATTTTGGTGGATTTTCCAACTCAACATACATTTATGATAAATTTAAACTGGTCGAATGAACTTGAATTAGGAACATTAGACACATTTAAATACTCTATAAGAAGAATGGAATCGATATATCAGATATTAGGTAATTACAATTTTCAAATTGAAAGATTTAGTTATTCTAAAAATTTTATTTATGGTAAGAGTCAAGGAAAACTTGATTCATCTAATATAAATCTGTATTATTATAACTATTTTGATGGTATCGTAAGTGACCAACAAGTTAATGACGCATACAAAAATAATACTATGAGCCAATTATGCGATTGGAATACATACTTTTTAAACAATCCAAATTTTAATGAAAATGATATTAAACTAATTGACCATACAAATATTTTATATGGAGTTGTCCTGTACGGAACGAATACTGATACTCAGACAGGATTAAATACGAAAACTATTTGGGTGCTTTTTCCCAAATATGTATACGATGAAAATCTAATTTTAAATAATTCAGATCTAACCAACTTTTTAATAACTATAAATTATATATTTATTGATCAGAATAAACAAGTCGATGTTGAAAATATTGAATTTAATCAAAACATAGATAATAATATAATATTATCTGCCGAACCTGAAAAAAACAGTTATGATGGGTCATGTTATCGAATTTTTAAGATTAATTTTAAATTTACACCCAAATATTCAATAAAACGAGGTCTTCCAATATGTATTAAGGACTATTATACAACAATATATAAAAAAGATGAAGTTGATATTAAAATGAAAAAAAGTTATCAATTATATTTATATAAAAATTGGACAAATCAGATTTACCTTACAAAAGGCACTGTTATCCATATTAATATGGGCAGCAATAATTCATTATATAAAAAATATATTGATAAACAAGTCCAATTTTCAAATACATTAAATAGTTATGAAGTTGATAATTTCACTAACGAAGAAATTAATATTATTGAAAGCACGGAAGAAAAAATTTTGGAAAACGGAAAAACGGTTATACAATGCACAATGCAAAATAGTATACGATTTGAATTTGCACATGAAATACCTGTAATAATTAGATATGCCCCTTATTTTGAACAGACAGAAGAAAAATATATAGCTCATAACCAAAATTCAATAAATGTTAGTTTAATTACAACTTATCCTATTTTAATTAATAATGAATGGTATACACGAATTTACTATGCTAGTTCACGAAACTTGGATATTTTTTTTAATAATACAAATGGTATATCAGCATTTCAAAATAATTCATCTAGAGAAATTGCTATTTATGGTATGAAAGGATACACCCAACCAAATATAGGTTTCCAAAAGGAGGAAAGAACATATGTTTTTAATAGTTCAACAAAAGAAGATGAACTTGATAATAAATTTATAAAACCAGTGCCCAATGGTAAATATACTACCGTATATTTTCAAAAAGAAGATGGATTAGACTTTATGGAAGATAGTATGATTGATTTATCCATAGGAGGATATTATAAACCTGTGTATAATATGAATTCACCTGAACAAAATGATGAATGGATTGATAATTATACTAATGTTATAACAATTATAATGAAATGTGATAAAGATATATTAGAAGATTTTAAAGATGGTTCACCACTATACGATAAGAATACAATGATATTACTTTGTAGATTTATAAGCTTAATAAAAATGAATAATTTAGACACTGATGAAGAATATCCATATAACTTTGAATTTAATATAGAACTCAATATTAATTACAATAATTTTAATGATTATATTAACGAAGACAAATTTAATAATACAATATTTACTGACTTGAATCGTAATTTTTATACAACTATTCATCCAGATAGTAAAAACAGATTCCCATTTCCAAAAAACCTAACAAATAAAAGTATAGATTATACATATGTATCAACACTTCCTAGACATCAAAATAATTATATAACAATTAAAGGAAAATTTCTTGGTTATTCTGGAACTATATCCTTATTAAATAATAATGAAATATTTAATCAAATACCTTATAAAATATCAGATGTAGATACTGAATCAAATAATATCGAGATAGATTTAGAATTAAGTAAAGATATGTACTCTTTTTATTATAGAAATAACAATTTTATGGATATTGAAACTATTTATAATGATTATATCAATAATATTAATTATAATCATAAAGCAATTACAACAGACCATATAAATCCATTATTTACTAATTTTAATCAAGTTCAAGGTGTTGACACAACGGTTTCATCATATTATAATATTTATCCAATTAAATTTGCGTCAATGTATGGTTCGTTAAGTAAGAATGCTACGGTTTTTAAAAAAAAAATATATAAACCATTTTCAACAGACGTTTTAGATTATATGTTTATATGTATTAATAACATTGATAATGATATTGTAGTTGAACAACAAAATACAATAGATAATAAAATTATTCTAGCAAAAGTCTATATCAATAAACAAATAAATAATATTGATTTACAAGTAAGGCACTATGAAATTGTATTTGATATGAAATTACTTCCAAGTCTTGAAGAATTAGAAATTATATTTCTAGATAAAAATGGAAATTTAGTAAATTTTAATAATACTGATAATAATTTTACACTGGAAGTTTCACAATATCTTGAACGTGTAAGAAATATAAATACTAAAAATGGAATGATTTTTTAAATTTTAAATTTTACAATTTACAATATACTTATTTTATTTATATCATTAGAAGTATTTATATAATTAGAAGTATGTATATCATTAGAAATATTTATATTTAATAATTTTATTTATAAAAATAGATAAAATTATTAATCCACAAATCAAATAGATTTTGTTAGTTTCCTATTTTGATTTTCTTCTTGAAACACGCTTTTGAAGAGCACCAACATTAACCCCATCATCAAATATTAACATAACCATTTCATGGTCACTTTCATGACTTACACCATCGGCATAATGAACTGATCTATAAATTGTTAATGGTTGAATTATAGTGTTATACACATATGTAAAACAATAATCGCCCGTAAACTTGTAATTAGCTAACTCTCCTCTTTTCCCTAATGACCGCGGGTGACTTTCTAATCCTAAACGCATATCTCGTGAAGGAGTTGTATCATTATAAACAATAGCACATTCATTTGGATTCATATATAATTTATCACCTTGTAATGGGTCATATATTAATAAATCAGAATGTGTATGTTGCTGTTGTTCACTTAATATACCATATATTGAACTATTACAACTTGAAACAAAATTATAACAACAGGACATTGGAGCAAGAATATTACCAAATGTGTATTCATAACCTTTAATATTTAGTTTATTAAATACGTTTATACCACGATATGGATCATTAAAATCACCCATTATAATTACTTTTTTGGGGTCAAACGGTTTGATACTACTTCCAAATTTAGATTGAGCAATATTTAATAATCTATTTATAGCATTTCGCAACTGAGGCATACCAATATTAGACTCGGAACCATGATTTGGACCATGTAAATTAATTAAATAATAGTTTTTATCTGTTAAAACTATAGACATTGGGCGACCTGTTTGTATATGGCCATTAACATCAAAAATAATATCATCTCCAAATTCAAATAGTTTACTTCCTAATTTACTCTTTTTCCATAAAGTTAATAAACAAGGTTGTGCTGAGCCAGATTGAATACAAAAACTAGAACTTTCAAGGTCACCTTTTACCGTATTATCTTTAAATACTTTTATAATAAATTGAAAACCACCAATAAACGATGGGTCGGATTTTTTTACATAATCCTGGTCATTTACCTCTTGAAATGATATTATAGAACTATCATCTATCGTTTTCCAGAAATGTAGTGCATTAGAAATCGTATTTAAAAAATATTCTCTACTATTGGGGACAGTTTGATTTGTATATAAATGTTTTTCAGAAGCAAAAGGTATTATCTTTCCACGGTCACCCATCCAACTTATATTGTAGCTAGCAATAGCATGAATTACCATATTAACATATTATAATATAATATAAAACATAGACAATCTAAAAATGTTATTCATAAATTGGAATAAAACTTTTAGATATAATTATTTTACAATATATTTATTCAAGAGCCTCATGAATTCGTTTTTCACTAATTGTAATATATTCCTTATTAACTTCAATACCAATATAATTTCGTTTTGTATGAATACACGCAACCGCTGTTGTTCCACTGCCCATAAATGGATCCAAAATTATGCCCCCTTCTTTTGTAAATAATTTTATTAAATGACTAATAAGATTAACAGGTTTTACTGAAATATGTGTATTATATTCGCCTTTTTCTATCTTTTTAGGTTTTGCTATTAAAAAAACTTTATCAAGTTCTTCCGAAATATTTTCAGTTACTATAATATTAGACGGAAAATGTGAATTTTCCATTTGCGTGTCTATAGAAGTATTCATTAGACCTACTCCATATTTTTTAAAATTATCAATATATCTTCCTTCAATTGGCTTAACAGCAAAACAAATAGGTTCAATCGCTGGTTTTAGTTGAGGTGTTTTCCAATTTTTACATAAATTTTTAAGTTCTGCTTTTTGTTCATTAGACAAGTCTTTATCATTATCAATGATATGATCTTGAGAAAATGCTTTAACCTGCGACTGTGTATATATCCAACCAAGCATATCCCTAATTTCAAAACCCGCATCTTCAATAGCCATAGTCATTGAATGATATAGTCTTGGACTACTAAACGATAAAAATGACCCACCTGGCTTTAGAACACGAAACACTTCTATTGATACAATCGAGTAAAACTCATTAAATTTTTTTGATTGATTTCTATCAAATTTCATTCCCTTCGGCAAATTTCCCACAACCTTTGAAGAACCCTTTTCATCTAAACACTTTTTGTTCCAATGATTATTTAAACCATCCAGAAAATAAGGCGGGTCAGTGCATACCATATCAATTGAATTATCAGGCATTTTTTTCATAAATTCAACACATTCATCTAAATTTAATGTATTAAGTAAATTTTCAATTGATAAATATGATGGCAATATATTATCATCCATAGTTTTATTTATAGGATGCTCTTTTTCTACAAATTTTATATTATTTTCTTCTAAGATTTTAATTAGACAAGCCTTTTTTTTACCACTTATTCCTTTTATATTATTTTGAATACATATTTGTTTTAATTCAACCATTGTTTTTGAAGAATAATCCATTCTTATATATCAAATTATATAGGTTTTTAACTTTAAATTATATTTTTGTTTACTTATTTTTTTCAATATTTTTGTCTAATTCAATTTTATGTATGATTCGCGATATAGTATCATTTTCAAATATATAATCAGGAGTTGTTTGCGTATCACAGCAATCATATTTTTTTTTACTTTCGCAATTATAACATAACGGCTTTGAATCAATATTAAAATATCTTTGTCCAAGACTTTCAATTCCTAGAGGCATTTCACATTTACCATTTACACAACCACCTCGCGAATTTTCATAATTTTTATTTTTTTTAAAAAAAGGACATTCATCATCTGTTGCGCAATCCCTGTCCCAAACTCCCCTTTTTTTCGGTTTTAAATATAAATCATAATCACTTTCACATTCAAATTGATTATCACCAAATGAACCATAACATTTAAATTCAAAGTTTTTTTTTTCAATAGGTAACCCTTCTTGTTTTTCTATATATTTTTTTACCGCTGTATCCACATCTATTTTTGGTATGATAGAATCATCTTCGTTAAACCGAAGATATCCCTTATCTGCGTTATAAGGATATTCCAACTCTCTACTTATTATCAGTTGAGGAGTATATGATATATTACCTGATTTATCTTCAGGTAAATTTCCAATAATATTTAAAGATATTAGATAATCCTGATGGTTAGATTTATTATATAATATTATAAGTTCAATAACATGATTTAATTCCTTATTTCCTATATTTAATATAACAATAATTGTAAATTTATAAAATATTTTATTTTCTTCAAATTTAGATAATTTTTTATCAACTATTGAAATTGGACAAGCATTTAAATTAGGACACATAACATTGCGATGCTTTCTTATAATATATAAATCTTTATTAATATTATTCGTTATCTGATTCACATATTTATCCGTTAATTCTAAATATAAATCTTTATCCAATTTTGATTTATCAGTAATTTTTTTAAAATTACCTGTTTTAACATAACGCACTAAAGGACTTAAAATTTCTTTTAATTCATTAGGTAAATATCCTAATTTTATGTTAGTAACATCTGAACGATGTGTGTAATTTAAATCTACTGGACGCCAATATTTATCTTCTAGAAATATACTCTTTTTTTTATCTATAATATCCCGTTTACTTTCTTTACCATTGATCAATGTATTCGCAGTAAATTTTTCTGTCTTATTTCTTTTAAAATATAAAAATAATACAAATAAAAGTAATAGTATAATAAATAAAATCATATATAATATCATTTTATAAATTATAATATAAATATTAAATTATCGGATGAATGATACCGTCTAATTTGATATTTAATATTTATATTAGAAAGTTTGTCTTATATAAAAACAGAATTTCTAAATATTATAATTTTACTCTAATTATTAAATTAGATGCCTTATGCACTTGCCCTATAATATATTCCTAATTACTTATTGAAATCTATATGCTCCATCAGGAGCTATATTATAAGTGTCCCAATCGCATGGCCTATAATTACTAATAGGTCCTTTATAATATCTACCTTGACCAAATGCTGTTACCATTTTAGTGTATCCATCGTCTAATACAATATATACTTTGACTCCGTATTTGTTCACTGATTCCTTAGTAATTAATACAGGTGACCTAATCCATGAACCAGTAAAATATCTACCCTCACTATTTTCTTTGATGTTTGTTTCATTGTTTGTAACACACTCAACTTTATATACCTCGATTTCACTTGTTGTAAAATTATAGGAGCCAAATATGGATGTATTTGAAGGCGAATCATATGAATGTGGAGTATTCGTATGTCCACTTGAGCTATTTGAATTATTTGGAACATTGATATCATGTCCTCCTCCAAAAATAGGCCCATGCCTAGGATGACAACCTATGGAATACCATGGCAATCTATTATTATAATATTTACTAGCACTATTTCCTGAAACACTAAAAATAAATGCTTCACCTGGAGGCACATAAATATATCCGTCGAATGAATGCCAACTTTTAGGAGTATACCCACCACCAATTCTTCCATTTGTAGCTCTAATAACAGTTAGAGTAGCCCCTTGATTATCACATTTAGTATGAAATGCTTGAGCTGTAAAACCATCGCGAGAACCCTTATATAATAATGTAAGGTTTGTCTTTCTGCCGAATAAATTTTGTATTAATTCATCGTTTATTAAAGTATTTTGTTCGGCTTCCCACTCACCTGGTTTATAATCCCTGCAACCAAAATTTGAATTTCCAATCCATTTTTTCTTTTCTCCTTCACAAATTTCTTTATGGCACTGTTCATTACATCCCGTCTGCTGTCCTTTACTACTAAATTCTGTATCTGAAACACGGTAAAAATAATTATTAAACCGACTTTGGCTATAGTCTTTAATTCTAATGTTATTTATATCATTTTCTGATGCCTTAATATCTATGATTACTTTGGGATTAGGGTGCTCTTTATATATACGAGCCCATGATAGCGTTTTATTATTATCATAGATAGTTAATAGCCAATTATTTAAATAGTCTTTACAGCAATCTGTCCTATTAGAAATAATTATTCGGTCAATTGTTTGAGTATCACCTAAGTCAACTTCCCAGAACTGAGGTGAGCCATCATTATTCAAAGTTCCATTACCACTAAGATAGACACTACCCGCATTCCAGTTTCCATCTGTATTACCATCATTAGCCTTAGAGTTAGATGAACCTGGATAGTTCCCACTAGATGATGTAGGTTTACTCATAGCTATATTACGATTATTACTAATAACCTCAACTTCCGCAAGCTGTAGCCAATTTTGATTAACATCTCTATTATTAATACTAATTCTAACATATCTGCCTCTTACATCTCCACGCTTAGTTGTAGGTATATATGGATTAGATGTATCAACCGTTGATAGAAATTCATAATCATCAACATCTTTACATCTATTAACATATTCTATAACATTTGCTGCTTCACTTGTTAATTTATTGGCTCCCATATCTCTATTCTTAAGAGTATTTAACCAATTTACAAATTCACCTTGATTATATTTTTTTAAATCTTCTACATTATAAGGTTGTGTTCCATCATTAGGTGTTACAGGAAAACATTTACCAGATTTGTCATATTTATAATCTCTTAATATACATCGGTCTGATGACTTCCAATTACAAGTAGGTAGATTAATGTATTTATTAGATATAGTATTTATCCTATCTTCTGATACTGCTTTTTCTGTATAATTTACATCTTTTTTAACATAACTAATGGTATTTGCGGATGTACTATCTAGACTTAATTTCTTAATATAGGTATCTGGGTCTTCCCATCCTTCTTCAATTTTGGCTATAAAAACTGTCTTTATACCTACATTACTATTTGCTGTATGGATAGTCATAATAAATCCCTCACATTTATCTCTTAGACTATCGCATATTAATTTAGATTGAGCCAAGGTAAGTGCATTTTCGCCATTAACAGCCCCATCACTATTAAGGGTATAGCCTCTACCTTTACTATCATTAAAATTACCAGTTAAAGGCTTACCCCGAAGTGCTTTACCAATATGAATGTTGTAGTTAGAAAAATCTAAATGATATAAACCGTCACTAGAGATAACCTCTCCTCCATCAATACCTTGGTTACAAAAATAAGTGCCTTTTCTAGAGGTAGTATCTCCATTT